GCCTGTCAGTGCCTGCAAAGATCAGGACTTTCCGGCGCATCAAAGGTAACGTTTGTGGTAAAAAGGAAACAGTGCGGTTAGCCAGCGAGTGCCACTACGGCAGCACCAGCAGCAACGTCAATCCCCGCATCGGCGATTTTCTCGGCTATGTCTTCGAACGCAACGCCAGCACTATGTGCAGCACTGATAGCGCGGTCCCATACTGCAGGTGGGGCAGGTGGGTGCATTGAGTGTGCAGATGATGCAAAGTTGCCAGGATCGAAGCGAGCACGGAACTCAATTGTGACAAAGTATTCTAACTCCAGGCTAGTGCCAGTGTTCACAACATACAATGGGCCGAAACCCTGAAATTGTGTACCTCCAGTCAAAATTGTACCTGTAGTAGACACCCCATTCCAAGTGAATGCTGAGTTCGGAAAAGGCTCGTACGGCCTAAAATCCGACAGATCGCTCATGTCAAATGGTATAGCGTTTGCACGCACACCACGTAACGCAAGTTTTCCAGCAGACATTAATCTTGGATTATGATAAGCAATTAATGTGTCAGCAAATGCGTCCCATGTTCTTGTAGTGTTGGCAAGTGGTAATTGTGATGCGATCCTGCCAGCATATACTATGCCAGCGGTCGTTTGTAATGCATTTGGATTCATAACTTGGACTGTAAATGCAGCTGGTGTGAGGGTTAACCCAACGCCCATGCTACCTTCACTGTATGAGTGCATGTTACAATTTGCCGCAGCGTTCATGGCCAATGTAGAATCAACTGAGCTAACACAGATACCTGTGGCCCAGACTGGCTCAGCATTAGCTAATCCATCTGCAGTAGTTGTTGTGCCAAAGATTAAAACTTTGTCGGAAGTTAAGAACCGTTTAGTCACACGAATTACAGAATAAGGGCCAACTGCACGAGGCAATGGTAGATGGATGGGTGAGAGAGCGTCGAAGCCATACTTAGCTAACATGGCAAGGCTAGAAGTTGCAGGCTTGGTCTTCGGGAAAGGAGCACGTGTAGTGCAACCAACCCCTTGACTCATGCCGAACGTTCTATGCGCTGCCGTGCGCTGACGTCTTTTTCCGCTTCCTAGATTTCTGTTTTGCCGAGCATACGCTTGCGCCGCTGCTTTGCGCCGGTTTGCTGGCATGCGTGATAACGCTTCCTTTTGTTTCACTGAGAGAGTCATTGTCAGCTGCTTTGGCCAGCGACTCCTCAGGAACATGACAGTATGCATCTCGTATTTTGCTGACAATAACGGCAGGAAGGTGCGGTAACACGTCTTCTGCATCATGTGTATGTAGAGCACGTTCTGCATAAGACATCCAACGTTCCCATTCCAATTCGGTTATCTTGCCACCCAACGAATTGGCGACAAGTTCCCGCTGTTTTATTGGTGAAATATTAGTGCCAGGACAATATACGAATGTTTTACAAGTGTCAAGGACTTTGTTTACAGATACACTTGCCATGCCATAAGCTACTGGATTTTCAGTCTCAACAGGCATGGGTACATCATAAACACGCACATCCACGATTCTAGCACCATCCTCGAGTTCTTCAAAGTGTGATAATGCATAGTTATAAAATTGGCGAGACAATGGATCACAACGCCCAGCAAACATGTAGGCTAATGAGCAAAATCTCACAATCATTGCTAGCTTTGGTTGCTTTGAAGTTGTTGTGCAAGTGCCAACTTTTACGATGGCTCTAAACACATCCGGAACCCACAACGGTGAGCTCTTGCCGTCAGTAAAGATAAAGTGGATGCCAACAAATTCCACCCTGCCATTGGTCACAAATTTTAGTTTTGAAGAATAACCCATGTCAGAGTAGTGTTTCTCAATCTGAGTCTGATGCTCTATTGCAAATGCACTGGTCCTTCCACCAACATCATCACCTTCAATTGCTAAATCAATGTAAATTGGCTTGTCCCAATGTGAATCAAATCGACATCGAAACTTGCCCAATTCATGTAAAGTTAACGGATAAGGTGCTGATCCTTGGAGGACACGATTAGCCTTTGCAGGTAGATAAAATATTGACTCAGGGTTCTTACTTAATGCTGACAAAGTTGCACCCGTTTCATTGACATGATTTACGCTGGAAGTAAACTTCCAACCTGAGGTCATGAACAACTCATCGAATGATAAATATATAGGCGTAAATAATCCCTGAGCATTTGGTTGACGCGGAGTAAACCGCACACGAAAACCATTTGCATCATACTCAATGACATTGAAGCAAGCACGTACATAAGCAGCTTCTGGTAGAACAGTTATTAATACCCTCATAATTTCAAATATAATTTCCATGGCAAAACCGAGAGTACCTGAGTATTTCTCATGAAGTTCCATGGATGTTTGATCGACTTCTATACCTGTGGTTTTGTGAGGGATTTTGAGGGTCTTGTTGGTTAACAGTTTCTGTGTGTCTGATTCATCCATATCCATAAATTGGTCTTCACTTATTGTCGCAGTATCAAATACCTGCGTGGAAAACCGCTTGCATAATGCATCACAGATCTTAACCTTGTCGAACCCTTTAATAGACCAATTACCCATAAGTTGGTGGAAATAAATCTGGTCAAATATCCAAGATGATTGTAACCATAAAAGATAACGAAAATTACCTTCATTGTATATAATTCTTGGAGATTTGCCTGGTTTTGCTACCACTTCTAATTTTAACCCTATTTGCCGAAGCATGTTTTCTGATTGATTCTTGAGCCAAAAGTTTGTTATATTTGAACATTGTAAATCATTAAGGTGTGCTGCTGCCAGCTCCTCAATGGTAGGCATGCTGATGAGCGTGCTAATTATACGATTTCTATTAAAACATAACTTTAGGCCTGCATAAAATTTACGTAAACATGCGACAGCAAGTGTGTCAGGTCCAAATTCTGCTTTGGCTTTGGTCCTAAATTCTGTTGCTGTTATGAGATTGCTAGTCAATGCTGGATGCCACACATGGGCAGGAGCTAACTGTGGCCCGCAGCGGAACACATGGTTGCACTCGACCAGAGTTGCTTTAACGCCCGGTGGTGGATGTAAGTAAGATGGTAATGTTGTGCCAGGTGTTGCCGTGGAATCCTCAACACGACTTATGGCCTTGCCAATAACCTTGGCAGCTTGTTTTGATGTTGCAAGTGATTCAGTCCTCATCGCCATCCCTATGGGATGTGATGACACCAATTCAGCCTCCGCTATCTTTGATATTAATGTGTGGTCTGATAACACATCAGTAATAATGATTGATGGCAATTCTTCGATAAACGGAGTTGAAAGTGGTGGAATGACAGTCGGCCTGGGGGCGGTACGCTGCTGTTGTGGTGGTACGTATATACATAGAGTTGTTGTCAGTGAGGCCAGTTCGCGACGTTGTAGCGCATGCATAATAGCATATTGCTTACACAGCCACCTTAGGCATCTATGGCATGTACCTCCATCTATATCCTTACTAAACACATCAGGCTTGGTAGATTGCCCACAGAACTTGCACAAGTAGGCGCGGTCCATCACATAGGAGGACCAGCAATTAGAGGATGTATGACGTGAATAATTGATTTCATCCTTACTAAACCAGTGTAGTGGTAGATAGCCAAATAGATGGACACGCTTTGTTGAAATAATTGGTTCATGTGCAAGCCTGATGATGTCTTCAAAATGTTGAATGAAAAACTCATGAAACATATGGAAGTCAACATCTGGTTGTGAATATGCAGATATTAAATTTGATTGCGCGTCTTTGGATTTGTCAAGCCTACAATTCTCACGTGCAGATACAAACCGTCGGTACTCTTCAACACTTAGGTTGATTTGTCCGAAAGTCACATCACACACATCGAACCGCACCTTGTGATTTTCTGCGGGAGATGAGCTACAACGTGCACAGAACTTTGGTATATGAAATTTTATCATGTACGCGCCGTCACGTTCACGCATATAGTCACACGCAGATTTATTACACCGGTAGCAGAATGTGAGTTTAGGACCTGCGTTAAGGTTGCCATCATAGGTCTGAATCTTTTCCCTGAAAGAAGGGTGTTTATACCCTCTCTCGGTACTGGTACACAAACCAAGAACTGCCTCCCCCACGCATTGCCAAATATCACACACCCCTGCAGCGTACCCGTCAGTGAACACAGAATCTACAACCCACTCGAAACAAGCATAAACTGGGTAGTCTACACTAGTACTAAGTGAGGAGTTAAAGTGAGTCTGAGAGGTAATTACTTGTTGATAACCTTGTGC